CTGGTGATGAACAAGTAAGTATATCTAATGGTGTACTTGCACCAATTACAGATTCAGATGTAGATTTAGGTACAACCTCTTTACGCTTTAAAGATACATTTGTAGATTCTATTACTGTTACTGGTGAAATTGATGGTGCTTCTCTTGATATTGAAGGCAATGCAGATATCAATGGTACTACAAACTTAGACATAGTAGATATTGATGGAGCTGTTGACATGGCTACCACCTTAACACTTGCTGGTAATGCTGACTTCAATGGTGATCTAGATGTAGATGGTACAACTAATTTAGATGTAGTTGATATAGATGGCGCAGTAGATATGGCTAGTACATTAACTGTAGCTGAAGCAATTAATGGTGCATTAAAAAGATGGACTGTTAAAACTTCTGCATACACAGCAGTAGCTGGTGATAGATTATTAGCAGACACTGCAACAACAGCTGCATTTACAATTACGTTACCTTCAGCACCTGCGGTTGGTGATGAAATACACATACTAGACAGTGCTGCAAACTTTGACAGTGCTAACTTAACCGTTGGTAGAAATGGTAAAAAAATACAAGGTTTATCTGCAGACTTAACTTTAACAACTGAAAATACAGGTATTGGACTTGTATTTATGTCTGATACATATGGTTGGAGAGTTTTAGTTGATGCATATGCTGTAGACACAACGGAGCTGTAATATGTCAAATATATATAATCCTAATCAGGATATACATATAGATAAAGCTACAAGTAAATTAGTAGTAAAACATTCACAAGATATATCTCCTATATTACAAGATAATAAAATAGCTCGTAATCATAGAACTGGAGAACAAAAAGGTGAGTTTCAACGTATAGCTCAAATACCATTAATTGCTTTACAAATAAAATGTAAAGAATTGTTTGGTCATTCTAATTGGTGGCAAGTAGAAAAAGACGATCAACGAGCTATTATTAAAAGAATGATTAATAGTAACGAATTTGAAAATTTTAGAGTAGGAGATAAAAAACTATAATGGCTTTAGATAACTATTCAAATTTACAAACATCAATTGCTAATTGGTTAGCTAGAGATGATTTAACTGTAGAAATACCAGACTTTATAGCTTTATGTGAAGCAGAGTTCAATAGAGAGCTGCGTATTAGAAGCATGGAAACTACTGAAACTGTTACTATAGATGCTGAACAAGAAGCATTACCTACAGGTTTTTTAGGAGTAAGAAGTTTCTTTCTAAATAATAATGGTAAAACTAAATTAACATATATTTCACCTTACCAACAGTTTGATACGCAAGGTTCTAGTAGAACAGGTACACCTCAAGCATATAGTATTGAAGGTACTAACTTTCGTTTCAGCCCTACCCCTGATACAACTTACACAGCAAACCTTGTGTACTACAAGGCATTTGACTCCCTGTCAGCTAGTACCACAACTAACTTCATACTCACCAATCATCCTGCTGTATATTTATATGGTAGTCTATATCATGCGAGTAATTTTATTAGGGGTATTGCACCAGACACTGTTGCACAATGGCAACAGTTATTTGTTACTGCTATTAATAATATTACTGGAATGGATGAAAAGGAAAAACATAATGGTTCACCTTTAATTCAAAGATCAGGTATAAATATTAACAATTTTGATAACGTATAATGCAGTTACCTTTTGGCGAATGGCTACCAGATCTGCCAGATCATATTAATCCAGGTGCTACACAAGCTAGAAATGTATTTCCTGCTGTAACTAGTTATAGACCATTTAATAATATAGCTGCTACATCTAGTAATGCTACTGATGCTAGAGCACAAGGTGGTAAAGCATTTAAATCTGATAGTGGTGTTATATCTATTTTTGCTGGTGATAAAACAAAACTTTATAAATTAACAGGAAATGCTTTTGTTGATGAAAGTGGTGGCACAACATTTGCAACAGATGCAGAAGGTTATTGGGATTTTATTAGATTTGGCGAAGCAGTAGTTGCATTTAATGGTGTTGATGCACCTCAAGCATGGACATTAGATACATCTTCAGATTTTGCAGCACTTAGTGGATCACCTCCAGTATTTAGACATGCTGCTGTTATTGGTAATTTTATAGTTACAGGTCACCAACCAACACTACAAAACAAAGTACAATGGTCTAGCTTTAATAGTGCAACCTCATGGACAGTTGGTACTAATCAATCTGACTCTGAAGTATTACCTGAAGGTGGTGTTATTACTGGTTTAACTGGCGGACAATACGGATTAATATTTCAAGAGTCTCGTATCACTCGTATGGATTATCGTGGTGGTAATGTTGTATTTCAATTTAGAAGAATAGAAGATAATAGAGGAGCTGTACAAGGTAAGAATGTTATACAAGTAGGTAACTTAGTTTATTTTTTATCTGAAGATGGTTTTTATGTTACTGATGGTAATGCCTCTAGACCTATAGGAGCTAATAAAGTTGATCGTTTTTTTTATAATGATCTAAAGTTTGGATTAAGAGAACGAGTAAGAGCTTCTTATGATCATGAAAATAAATTAGTTATGTGGTCATATCCTTCAGCTACTGGTAACAATTCTAATACACAAAACGATAAAATTATTATATATCATATTGCTAGTGAAAGATGGTCAATAGTAGAATTAGATCATGAAGTTATTATTGATTACTTATCACCTGGATTTACTTTAGATGACTTAGATGATTATCCGTCATCAGGTGCTAATGATTTAGATGCTATAACAGTATCATTGGATAGTGCTTTATTTAATGGTGGTTTAAGATCAGTAGGTGCATTTAGTACAGATCATAAATTAGGTTCATTTAATGGTCCTTCTTTAGCTGCAGAAATAGGTACTGGCGAAACAGAAATATTCCCAACTAGTAGATCATTAATAAGCAATGTTAGACCTATTGTAGATACTAGTGCTGCTACAGGTTCATTAACTTTTCGTAATAAAGTTGCTGACTCTTTTACGACTACAGCATCATCATCAATGCATAGCACAGGTAATATACCCTTGCGTAAATCAGCACGATATTTTAAATTTAATCTTAATATACCAGCAGATACATCTTGGTCTGATGCACAAGGTATTGACATAGAAGCAACTAATGAAGGATATAGATAATGGTACTTTTAACCAACCCACAAACAGCAGACTTACAACAACGTATACAAAACAGTAGTTTTGGTAGTCCAGATTATTTACAAGGTTTCACAGGAACAATGCCTGGATATCAACAAAATCTTTTAGCTAATAATTTTCAACCAGGTTTAATTACACGTGATTTTAGTGGTGGAGCTACATCTATGAATCCATCTGGCGTTGCTAATTATTTAAGTTATACACCAGGAGTACCGCCACAAGCTGTAAATAATAATACTATGTTACCAATTGTTCCAATGGTTAATGCTGCAGTAGGACAAAGTGCAGGTGGTAGAGGTAGAGGTCCAATGGGAGATGGAAGTATGGGTGGTGGTGTACATACAGAATTTGTTGGTGATAGAGCTTTTAGATTTGCAGAAGATGGAACATTTACAGAATTAGATCCTGAATCTATGGATTACCAATTTAATAAAATGATGAATAGTTTATTAGATAATACACCAATGAATACAGGATTAAAAGCATTAGGACTAAATAATAGAAATGCAATAGATCAATATAATACTATAAAAAATAGATATAATGAAGAAGCTGCAATAGATTTTGATAATAAAATAAACTTTGGGGCATTTCAAAGATCAAATGCAACAGAAGATAATTTTGCTAATAGACGTGAAGGTGCTATGAGAGAAGCTAGAGAAACTAATACACCTGAAGCTGAAAGAAAAGTAGCAGCTGGATATGCTGGTGTTAGTAGAGATACATATGAACGTCAAAAAAATGAACGTGCAACTAAAGAAAGAGCTGCAGATAAAAAAAATACTGAAGCTAATAAACGTAATTTAGATAGAGATCAAAAAGGTGGAGGCGGAGCAGGTCGTTCAGGACCTGAAGCTTCTGGATCTGGTAGAGTTGGTAGTACAGGACCTACTGGTCGTAGTCGTGGAGGCTGGTAATGTCTAGTAAATTAAACTTAACATATATCTACAATTATCCTGCTGCTAGTTTAGAAGGTGCTTTATTAGCACAATATGAATTTCAATTAGTAACAGAAGATGTTGTTAACCAACTTATTACATATCACAATGTAGAAAATCAAGAGGTAGCTGCATGGTTTCTAGCATAGATCAATGCAGAAATTGTGAACATAGTTGTCATTGTGGAAATGGCGGTGTTTGTGTTACTTGTAAATGTGCTAACTGTGAGCATAATGCATTAGATGAATTTCATAAAAATTTATCATCTGGATTTAATGAAACAGCAAGTAAAGAACCATACAAAACATTTAATACTGATGAAGGCATTGAATAATGGCTCATATATATAAAAATTCTAAAATAGATTTAACTACAACTAATGCTACAGCACTAATTACAGTTGCTACTGGGTCTACTGTTATTGTCAAATCTATTATTATTTGCGAAGATAGTAACAATGATGACAGTATTTCACTTACTATAGTAAATGGTAGTGATACATTTCAGTTTCTAAAAGATGCTTCAGTTGCAGCTAAAGCTACTATACAAGGTATGGGCGGACATAATTCTACATTAGTATTGGGAGAATCAGATATATTAAAAGCTACCGCAACTACAGCAAATAGGTTACATGTTATAACAAGTTATTTAGAAATTACATGATCAAAGCAATATTAATACCAACAGAAAATGTAGAAGAAGCATGGGGTTTAGTAGATAAACACATTCATTTAGCATTAGAAAGATCTGGAGAACATTACAATAGTTCAGATATTAAATCTAATTGTTTAGATGAAACAATGCAGCTGTGGTTAGGTTGGGATAAAGATGCTGAAGAATCACATTATTGTACAGCTATTACACAAATATTAAAAAGACCAAAATCAAAAGTATGCAATGTATTTATTGCTACTGGTCGTGAAATGAAAAAATGGGTACACGTTATGGATGATATAGCTAAATGGGCTGAATCAGAAGAATGTACACACGTAGAATCATGGGCTAGACCTGGATGGGAAAGAGTCCTAAAACAATATCAATTTAAGAAAACACACGTTTTACTCGAAAGGAAACTATAATATGTCAGGCGGAGGCGGAGAAACAATTACACAAGAAAATCAGGTATCACCTTATGCACCCTCAGAACCATATTTAAATAATATACTAACTGAAGCTTCAAACTTATATCAATCTGGAACTGGTTCACAATATTATCCTGGATCTACAGTAGTACCTTTTGCACAACAAACACAACAAGGTTTACAAGGATTACAAAATTTATCTACTAATCAATTGTCTGGATCACCTATGATGCAACAAGCTGGCAATGTATTTTCTGGTTATGCTGCAGGACAAGCTCCAAGTATATTTGGTGGTAATGTAGGAGCTGGCGGTCAATACTCTGGCATACCTACACAAACTTATAGTGGTATGGCACAGCTATCTCCACAACAAGATTATTTAAGTGGGTTACAATCTAGTATTGCTAATCAATCTCTAAACGCTATACAAGATCAGTTTGGTGGTATGGGTAGAACTGGAACTAGTCCAGGTGCACAAGCAGCAGCACAAACTGCATTTACTCAAGCATATGCACCTATAGCTTCACAATTAAGTGAATCTGAAAGAAATAGACAGCTAGGCATACAACAAGATGCATTAGCTAGAGCGCAAGGCGCTAATCAGTTTCAAACTCAATCTATGATGGGTATGCAAGGCGATCAGTTTAGACGTCAACAAGCTGCCGATATGATGAATGCACAAGCTTTACAAGCTGCTAATCAATATGGTCAACAACAACAATTAATGGCTGCAGGGCAATTACCTGCAATGCAAGGAGCTGCAGATGCTAGAGCATTACAAGGTGCTCAAGGATTAGCTGGTGTTGGCGGTGCATTTGAAGATTTACAAGGTAGAATGTTACAAGAAGATTTACAAAGATTTCAATATGAACAAATGTCTCCATATAATAGGTTGGCTCAATACGCAGGTATTGTATCACCTATAGCATCTGGATTCCCAATTACACAACAAGCTGC